GGAAACAATTCAAGATCGTATCCATTGGACGTATAAAAATGAGGGGTTGATATCAGAGATAGCCAGACATCCTTACGCTAATCTTCCTGAATGGGAAGCAGCTGAAGAACCTTGGCAGTTTTTAGCAGCGTGTTGGGAAATGCACCACTGTGTTATTGAGAGAGATAAACTTAGTACCGGATTACCTATAGCTATAGACGCTACATGTAGTGGTCTACAGATTCTCGCTGGTCTCGCTAAAGATGAATCAACAGCTAGATTAGTTAATGTCTTACCAAGTGATAAACCACAAGATGCTTATAAAGTAGTAGCTGAAAAATCTAAATCAAATATACCTGAAAGACTCCGTCCTCACTGGGATCGTAAGTGTACCAAACGCACTACGATGACCATACCTTACAATGCAAAACCCTTTAGCAATCGTACATATATTAAGGATGCTTTAAAAGAAAAGGGTTTAGAGATTGAGAAGGAAGAGTTAACTCAAATAGTTAAGGCTGTTAGGGATGCCATGAACGAAATAGTTCCTGGTCCTATGAGGGTTATGAAATGGATAGAAGATGAGGTCTCTAAAGCAATCAAGAGAGGAGCAGAGAAACTTGAATGGGTAACACCATCAGGTTTTGTTGTCACTCAGAAGATCATGAAGAAAGAGATCAAGACAATATATCTACAACTATTAGGTAGTTGTGAAATACAAGTAGCTACTGCTGATAAGAATGAGGTTGATAAGAGTAGACATAAGGCTGCAACAGCTCCGAACTTAATACATTCACTGGATGCCAGCCTACTATGTCTATCTGCTTTGAGATTCGATGCACCGATTGCTCTGATACATGACTCAGTTCTATGTAGAGCTACTGATATGACTGAACTCTCAAGGATAGTAAGAGAAACATATATGCACCTATTCGCTGAACGCGATTACCTAACAGACTTTGCTAAACAAATTGGAGCTGAGTCTGAACCACCGATTATTGGAGACCTTAAACCGTCTGAAGTAATTGAATCAACATACTTTTTTTGTTAATGAGAAACATCCACACCACCAAACAACCTGTAACTCTTACTGGGTATCAGGCTGTAATGAAGCCAAGTCAGTACGGCTACAGCTTACGAGCTGAAGTTGGGCAAGACTTGATTGATACCCTTGAAGAGGAGAGAGTTGAATGTCTGAAGTGGGCAGAGTCCAAGTTGACTAAACCTAAGAACAGATGTGTCTTACGTCCTGAACCTTGGGAAGAAGTAGCTAAGGGAAAATATATAGTTAAGTTCTCTTGGTCAGAAGATAAAAAGCCTCCTGTTGTAGACACAGAAGGTACACCCATAAGTGATGTTAATACTCCTGTCTATGAAGGATCACAAGTGAAGATAGGTTTCATACAGAAGCCATACTTACTTAGAGATAATGTCACCTATGGAACATCGCTAAAGCTATCTGGTATACAGATTGTCTCCGTTAAAGGAGGAGCTGGGGTTGATTCAGGTGATCTAGATGAAACATCAGCAGCTGAATTATTTGGTAAGTGTAAAGGTTATAAAGCTGACGCACCTAACCCTGAACCTGTTGATGCTGCACCGTCATCCGTGGAACCATTAGATGACGACTTCTAAGGCGTCCCTAGCTTGGGCTAAGAAGGCGTATAAGAAATTAAAAGATAGTAAGAATAATAAATTTAGATCAGGTTTAGAAAAACAGATTGGAGATTTATTAACTGAACTAGGTATCTCTTATGAATATGAAAGCACTAAGATCTCTTATACGATCCCGCACAACTACACACCTGACTTTGTATTGCCTAACCACGTTATTCTAGAAGCTAAAGGTTACTGGGATGCAGCGGATAGGCGCAAGATGAAGGCAGTAAAGGAACAGAATCCAGACTTAGATATAAGGATGGTCTTTCAGTCTCCTTATAACAAGATATCTAAGAAGTCAAAGACAACGTATGCACAATGGTGCGAACGCCACGATATCCCATGGACAACATGGCAAGAAATACCAATGGAATGGCTCATATAGAGAGCGAATTCGAACGACATATACCTTGTGAAAATTGTGGTTCATCAGATGGAAATTCTCTCTATTCTGATGGCCATCTTTATTGCTTCGTATGTCATACGCGAACTCCAGCGAATGGAGAAATACAGCACACTCATCAAATGAAATCAGATGTACAAATCAAAGGTTCAGCCCAAAGGCTGCAAAAACGAGGTATATCAGAAAAAACAAACCAGTTCTACAAAATCTTCCGAGAAGGAGAACTTCTACGCTTCTATTATTTCACAAGCGACGGAGTACTTCAGGGAGCAAAAGTAAAGACAAAGCAAAAAGATTTTTATTATGAAGGAATTTCCACTGATACCCTATTCGGTCAGCATTTGTTTCCTACTACTGGCAAACGTATTGTTGTTACTGAGGGTGAATTAGATGCTGCGTCGGCTTATGAGGCTATGCCAGGGTGGCCAATGGTCTCACTACCTCACGGAGCTGCCGGAGCGAAGAAGGACATACAGAAGCAGATTCCCTTATTTCAGGGATATAAAGAGATTGTATTGTTCTTTGATAGCGATGAGGCAGGAAGAAAAGCAACGGAAGAGGTTGCAGGCATACTACCACCAGGGAAGGTTAAGATCGCGAGGCTTGATAGCTACAAAGATGCGTCAGATGCGCTACAAGCGAATGATGCAGAAGCGATAAGAAGAGCTATATGGGATGCAAAAGCCTATCAACCTGATGGAATAGTAGATGCAAAAGACTTATTAGAAATTGTTACCACACCAGAACCACCTTGTGACCATGAATACCCGTTCAAAGGACTACAGAGTAAATCTCACGGAATTAGATACTCAGAGCTTACTACAATTTGTGCAGGGAGCGGCATTGGAAAAAGTTCCTTTTGCCGCCAACTTGCAACTCACCTTCTCGAAAGAGGGGAGCGGGTCGGCTATCTGGCACTTGAAGAGTCCAATCGAAGAACAGCTTTAGGGTTGATGTCCAGCAAGTTAGGTAAAAATCTACAACTTGGAGAACATGACAGATCAGAACTTGAAGAAGCGTATAAACAGAGTCTTGCTAATTGGAATCTTTACTTGTTCGATGGCTTCGGCTCTTTTGATCCTGATGTCATTTTTAATCGGATCGAATACCTTGCCTGTGGATTGGAGTGTCGTGTTGTATTCCTAGATCACTTATCAATACTACTTAGTGGTCTTGATGGTGATGAGCGCCGCATGTTGGACATTACGATGACAAAATTAAGGTCATTAGTAGAACGTACCGGAATAAGTCTTTTCTTAGTTAGTCACTTACGACGTACACAGAACGACAAAAATCATGAAGAAGGCGCAAGGGTAACTTTGGGTCAATTGAAAGGAAGTTCTGGAATTTCACAATTAAGTGACTCAGTAATAGCTCTCGAAAGAGATCAGCAGGCGAGCAATAACCAAAGTGATACAACAGTACGACTCCTCAAGAACCGCTATTCAGGTGAAGTAGGAGTTTGCTCATATCTCTCATACAACCTATCCACATGTCGTTTTGAAGAACATGAAGCTGAACCCGAATTCAACCCGTCCACAGATTTTTAGTCACTATGAACATCCTTGGTATGAACATGTATCAGGTATGCACCTAGACAAATTAAACAGACCTAAACCACCAACAAAGGAAGCTGTTAGAAAAGCCAAGTTTGTTGATAAGACATTTACTTGGAGAAATGATCGCCGTATTTGACATTGAGACTAATGGATTACTACATGATTTAACACGTATACATTGTCTTTCGATATATGACACCGAAATCAACCGGATTGAATCGTTTAATGATGAAAAAAATAACCAATATTCAATTACCGAGGGTTTATCCCGCTTGGCTAGTGCAGATTATCTTGTCGGGCACAACGTTGTCGGCTTTGATTTACCAGCTATTCGTGGGATCTACCATTTTTTCTCTACCAGTGCTGCTCTTGTTGACACTCTCCTTCTATCACGTCTTTTTCATCCGAACTTGGTAGACATTGATTGGAAGCGTAGAGATAAAGGATTGAATAAACATATGCCTCTACAATTATTCGGGAGACATTCCTTAGAAGCTTGGGGTCATAGATTGAATGAATATAAAGGAGAGTTCGGAAAGACTACTGACTGGCAAGAATGGTCACCAGAAATGCAACTTTATTGCGAACAGGACGTAGCCGTAACTACTAAATTATGCGACCACTTTCACCCTTACCTGACTGGGTTGCGTTAGAGCACTCAGTCGCACAAATACTCACCCAACAAGAATTACATGGATGGTACTTTAATGAACAAGAAGCTTGGGAACTTGAATCAACTCTCAGAAGAGAGATGGAAGACGTTACTCAAGTACTTCGAAGACAACACCCTTTCGTTGCAGGAACGGTGTTCAGTCCTAAACGAAATAACCGGACACAGGGATACGTCGAAGGTGCCGAGTTTACACGACTAAAAGAACTAAACCCAACATCAAGAGATCACATTGCATGGATTCTACAGACACATTATGGCTGGACTCCCAAATCAATAAGCTTGAAGAGCAACAAGCCAGTGATCGACGAGATCATACTGACGGATATTGGATCGGATATTGCTCTGAAATTTCTCCGATGCTTGGAACTGAAGAAGCAGTTAGGGATGATATCAGAAGGCGTGAACGCATGGCTGAAGCTATGTACGACGTCTAAAAGAATTCATCATCACTGTTC